ATTTTTTTAAACGATCATTCACAATACGAATTAAATCATAAGAATTTTCAAGCTTCATAATCTCAGGTTCAATTTTTTTTAACATGTAATTTGTAATATTAATCTTTTGAAATAATTCATCTTTGAAAACCCAAAACTTACGCTCTGCCAAAAATTTCTCATAAGCTTCATCTTGTTCAAATGTGTTAAATTTCATTTTAATCACCTACCTTTAATTTATATGGATTAAGAAATAATTTCCTTTTATTCTTTGAAAAACAATAACTTCTGCCAAACACATCTAACTGGAACCAAGATTCAGCATATAATTTACTATTCTCTTCATAAACCGTTAGATAGTGTTTTGTATCTAGCACTACTTTAGAGACTAGCCCAACAGTTGCTAATGTTAGTGCTATTTTGGTTTTAGTTTTCATCTTTAACCTCCAAATTTATATGTATTTCTCTTAATTCAGTAAACATGTTATTAATTAATTTATTAATTTTCCCAAAATGATACAATATCATTTTTAAGGTAGTAATAACTATTGTTATAAGTCCATTTAGCACAGTTGTAACAAATTCTGTATAAATCTCCATCTCCTCTCCTCCTTTCTAAATATTTCCTCTAATGGTATAATTAAAATAAAAACACCAAAGGAGATTAATTTATGTTCTATTACTTTCTATGGATATTATTTGTTATATTTGTCCAATATTGCTATGAATACTCAACTTATAAAACTCACTATAATCAAGCAAAAAAACTAAAAGAATCATACGAAAAATGGTATATAAACTCATCAAATGATAGACCAAACAATGCAATCTTCAAAGAATTGTATAAAATAGTTTATAACAAAGAAATTTATCCACTTTCGTATAAAAAAGGTAATAGAGCTATTTTGCAAATAAGCACTGTTGATGCCGTAGCAAGTTTTCCAACTCGTGATATACAAGTAGCTCCTACTATTTTCGCTCTATTAGATAACATATACGACCATTTCTATATTGAATTTGAAAAACGAAAAACAATTAAATACTTTATAGATTTATGTATTTTCGCTCCTAGAAATCTCCTAAAATGGTTAGGTATTCCAGTTACTAACATATTAAGCAAAATTCTAAGTTTAATTTTTTGGATTATAAGCCCAGCAATAACTATATTCAGAGAACAACTAATCAACTGGATTATGAGTCTTTTCTCAAAATAAAAATTAAATATCCTATACTAAACAATAACCAAAATTCCACATTTATCCCGAGTAATATAAGCACTAAAAAGGTAAACTTATTCGGGATATCATTATATAAAAAGTAACCTAGTGCAAAAATAAGAATACTGCCGAAAAACCTTTCAAAGTTTCTTGCTGCTTTTTTTACAGTGTTATTCATATCCCTACTCCTTTCACCTCTCTTGAAATAAGGGAGGGTTTAGTTTGAATTAAATTCAAGTTAATTCCTAAAAAAAATCGAATGACTTTCTTCTGATGTTAATGATAAGAATTCAGCCAATCTTATAGCTTCGGTCACTTTGAATTCACTATGACCATTAATCTTATTAGAAAATGCAACTGTGCTTATATTTAATATGTCAGCACACTCTTTATATGTTTTTCGTTTCTCAAATATCTTAGTTTTTAATTTATCAAATTTCATGTTTACCTCCTTTCCAAAAAATATAAACTTGAATTTAATTCATACTTATATGATATCATATTATTTTTATTTGTCAACACTTAAATTCAAGTTTTTTTAATTTTTATTAAAAAATACTTTATTTTAATTCAAATAAATGATATAATAATTATAGAAAAAATTAATAACACAGGAGTGAAAGTTATGGTTACACCTGCGAGAATAAAATCAGCAAGAGAAGATTTGAAATTAACAAAAAGAGAATTAGCAAAAAGAATAGGAGTTCATGAAAGTTCTATTAATAAATATGAAAAAGGATTGGTAGATATTCCTCTATCTAAAATATCAGAATTAGCACGTGTATTAAAAGTTACTGAAGCTTATCTAATGGGTTGGGAAGAGAAATCAGAACAAAAACCCCAAGGACTACAAATCCCAGTCTTAGGAACAGTCGCAGCAGGAATACCTATATCTGCTGTTGAGGATATACTGGACTATGAGGAAATACCGTTATCGTGGCAAAGTCAAGGAGAGTTTTTCGCACTACGAATTAAAGGCGACAGTATGCAACCTAAAATAGATGATGGTGACGTGGTAATAGTACGTCAACAATCTGACGCTAATAGTGGAGATACTGTAATAGCATTAGTCAACGGAGATGATGCGACATGTAAGAAATTACAAAAAACTGACAATGGAATAATGTTAGTAAGTACTAATCCAAACTACTTACCTATGTTCTTTACAAATGAAGAAATATTAACTAAACCAGTTGTGATTTTAGGTAAAGTAGTTGAATTAAGAAGTAAATTTTAGATAGCTTTAATTAGCTATCCATTATGGTTAAAATAACCGCCAAAAAATACAAATTAAAAGGAGTTTATAGAAATGAAAAAATCAAGAATATTATTGAGTACATTCCTTGCTAGTGCTGTAGTCCTTGCTGGATGTTCTTCAAAAACAGAGACTAGCTCATCTTCTAATAAGACTGAACAAAAAGAAGAAAAGAAAAACAGCAATGAGGGTAAATTAGGAACACCTATTACTTTTGATAAAGAAGTGGAAATAACAGTAAAAACTGCTGCATGGACTGATGAAAGAAATCAATTTGCAGATAAACCAGCTAAAAAAGTTCTATTAGTGACTTATGATGTTAAAAATCTTTCTGACAAAGATTATCCAGTAGGTACTGACATCAAACTATATGTTAACGGTAAAAAAGCAGAATCATACCCTGTTCAAGTTAAATTAGATAGTATTTCTCCTAATAGAGTAGCAGAAAATGTAACACAAGCATTCGCTGTAAATGAAGATGGATCACTAGAATTAGAAGTACAACCAACATTCTCATTTAAAGATAAAAAAATCATTAAACTTGATTTGAAATAAACTATAGGTTATAATGATATCAGATTAGAGGGCTATGCCCACCGTGAAGAAGTCTTTTATCATTAGATAAAGGCTTCTTTTTCTTTTAAATAAAAAAGTAGGCACAATTAAGCACCTACTAAATGTTATCAATTAATCTTTTACAAGTTCATACGTTTTTTTAAAAATATCTGGTTTAACTGGGTACTGTTCACCGTCTACTCCTGTTACAATCCAATCACCCTTGGAGGCTATCATATCTCCTTCTAAAGTCTTAATTATTAATTCTTTAGAAGTTTGATAAGCTTTAATTACTACAGGTTTCTTACGGAAATATTGATTTTTCATTTATACCACCTCGATTCATATATATAATTATATCAAACAAAGAGTTATTTATAAACTGAAAACGTATCGAATTCGACACGGTATATACTTGAATTCAAAACTTCAAAACAGTATAAAAACGCAAGAAAATATGTCTTCAAACTCCACTTTATCACCTAATAATGGTATAATGAAGATAGATAATACCCATTCTCTTGTTAAATTAACAGAAGATGAATTATCTAAGATAAAATCTTATAGGCTTAATAGGAGTTTTGACATGACCGAATATATACCAAGAAAAGAAACAGAAAAAGAAATAAATCGATTAGACAAAGATATATCAGATATTAAATCAGATGTAAAAACGATAAGACAAGATTTACAGAAAATAGAAAGTAAAATGAATTCTTTTGCGACAAAACAATATCTAAATAAAGAATTTAAGCCCGCATTATTAAATGAGTTTAAAGTATATTTAAATGATGAAGCTAAAAAAACACGAAACTGGATAATAGGTTTAGCTATTCCATCTATAATATCAATAATATCTATTATAATAGCTCTTATCAAAATAATTTTTTTTAAATCTTAATTCTAATTATTAATATTGTACTTAAAGATTAAAAATGCTATAATTAAGTTACTAACATAGATACTTAAATGTATCTATCGCAAATCTTCACTAGAGTTTAATGCTCTCAACCGTTGGTAACTAGTTACTGACGGTTTTTTCTTTTAAACTGGTGGAATTCGACCAGTTTAGACAAAATAAAAATCCTCTACTCCTGCAAGAGTAAAGGATAAAATGAGATACTGCAATATCTCAGAGAATGTGTATGGTATACACACAAACTACATTATTAGTATATCATACACATCTTATCAATACAAGAAAGGATGTGTATTTGTTATGCAAAAAAGACAATTACCAAATGGAAAATGGCAGTTCACAGAAGGTTATAAGGACAAAGAAGGAAAATACCGACGTATTACTGTGATTAAACCTAACAAAACACGTGCTTCAGAAAAAGAAGCATACGAGGAATTACAAGAGAAAATTAGAGAAAAATTAGAAGATAAAATAGAATTAAAAACAATCGGATATTATAAAAATGAATTTTTAGAGATTAAAAAGAATTCTGTGAGCATCAACACACTAACTTCTTATATAACAATTTTAAAATTATTAGATGATGATATTAACATTAATGATATAACAAAACTGGAATATGAAAAGAAGTTAAATCAATACAGAGAAAGTTACTCACCAAAAAATGTTAGATTAATAAAAACTGTCTTTAACATCTTCTTTAAATTTATTAAAGCTTACTATGTTCCAACATTTAACATCAATTTAGAATTCACACTAACAAAAGAAGATAAATTCAAAGAAAAACAAAAGATTAAATATATAGAAACTAATAAACTTCAAGACGTATTAGAATCAATCACCCACCCTTTAACTAAAGATTTTGTGACAGTTCAAGTACTAACAGGATTGCGTGCTGGAGAATTGCTAGCAATAACACCTGAAGATATTGATATAGAAAATAAAACACTTAGTGTAAATAAAACTAAACACACTTCAGGAATCTTCACATCTCCTAAAACTTTATCTAGTGTGCGAACAATTGAAATCAACGATAGAACATTAGAAATTTTAATGCGATACATGAGTGCTTCAGAGACTTTATTCAACACTTCTATTCCAGCACTTAATCATCACTTAAAGAAAATAAAACTATCTACACATATGTTCAGACACACTCATGTTGCTCTGTTGGTTGAAGCCGGAGTTCCTATTAAGGTCATATCCGAAAGATTAGGTCACGCTAATGTTAATACCACTCTTGATATTTATACCCATGTAACTGAGAATATGAAATTAGATCTTAGACTAAAATTGAATAACCTTTGCGCAGATTTTACGCAAAAATAAAAATAAGCCTGTTAGAAGTCTATTTAACAGGCTTTTTGTTATTACCTTAAATAAT